CGTTCCAGACCAACCCTGGGGTATCAAAGAAATCACCCGACGAACACGTGTCCCGAAGCACGTGTGGCGTCGTGCGAGGAGCGTCCGGCCAGGACATAAGGGGAAGGAGTCCCCATTCTTGCGCAGTTTAAGGGAGGAGGGCAATGGTGGAAGTACACCTTGCCCTGACCCGACGTGGATGTGTGGGAAATGCGCCAAATGTGGCATTCCCAACGTGATTGGTTGTGAGCACCAAGGAGACGATGATTCTGATGATGAGTCCGTTGAATCCTTAAAGAGTGTAGAAACTGGCCGAACACGCTTTAACACAGCCACGTTGAGGGCGGACATTGGGTCCGAGGAATGGGAAGCGCGTAGAGCTTTTGGATATTTGCACACTAGTTTACATTTGGGTGAACAATTAGTGCAATTCCAACTGCCTCGTGAAACGACATTCAGCAATTTGGTCTTTTTTACCGAACAGCTGTTGCCTGAGCTACCTGTGAACACGTATTGTATGAAGTACGATGTTTACTTGCCGGGCGCGTCACGTTTCATGTCGATGCAGCATTTGTACGAGAATTTTGCCGACGAGCAAGTCGGTGCATTTTTGGACAATGGAGTTTTGCGTATGCGCGGATCAATTGGTTTGCGTGGTGGAGCAGGGAAAAAGCCTAGCGGCAAAAAGCAGAAGAACAAGGGTAAGAAACCAAAGCAAAAGAAGCTTATGGGGAAAGCGTATCCGAGTCAAAATGCAATGACGCAGGCAATGTTTGGAGTCAGAATTCCAAAACCAGCGACGATTAGAGGGAATGGGAAGAAACAGAAGATGGCCAGCGGAATTAATAGCGCTTTGGCCATGTCTGAGTGCAGCGCGAGGTTTTTGCGTGCTGTCATTGACCCATTTGGTGAACGAAATGTTTGTTTGCCAACCGCCCCTGCGTGTGCATCGCTGAAGAGTTCTGGTTTCGTTCGGTTCTCGATGTCTACCGGCACGAACAACGTTGGTTTTGTGGTATGTAATCCGTCGTGGTGTAATGATTTGCCACAAGGATTCTACACTGGACCGACGTATTCAGCCAATGCCAATCTCATTTCTATCATGTCTGCTACAAACGTTCTCTACACCGGTGTGTTGCCCATTATAGTCAGCAATTTGCCTTATGGCACTGCAGACGTCACGGTCAGTAACGCCGCATACACGTCCGATCAATCTACTCTGTTGCAAGGAAGAGTGGTTGCGTGTGGCTTGAGGATCACTTACACCGGAACTACCATCAATGAGAGTGGTGTTTCGTATTGTTATGTTGATCCGATGCATGAGAATGTTTTTGGCGTGTCTAACAATGGTTCCACATTGGGATCGTTGTTGCAGACAGACGTGAAAGGAGTTACAAGGGATCCATGTCACATGTCGATTTATCCTGTTAATGACATAGAGATATTGTACGGCACAGCAGCACCAAATAACGAGTCAAGCTCGACTGGTCAAGCTGCCGCGACGCAATTTTTCTATAACATGTCACCTTCATGCGGTGGGCAAATGCCGACCAGCACTGGGAGTGTGGCTCTGTACAATGCTGCTGAAGCTAGTTCATTATTCACCGGAAGCACGGTCGTTGTTCCAGCGGCCATAGCGGGGTATTATGTTAACACATCAGCGGCAGCTAATTTTCTCGTTGAGATGATTGTTCATTGCGAATACATCGGACCAAAAGTTGCTACTTTGGCGACGAGGAACATTGCAGACCCAGTGGGTTTTGCTCACGCGCAGAGTATATTGCAAAATGTACCTGTCGTGAAAGAAAAGAATCCACACATGTCATTGAAGGACACATTATTGTCATCCGTTAGAGAGATAGCGAGTCAGCTCAAGCCAGTTGCAATTGGTGCAGTGGTGAAGGGCATGACAGCGCTGCTACTCTGACATATTGGGGAGGCAGAAGCCTCCCCCTCCAGAGGCGACGAAAATGGAGGGCACCAACCGCCGGTGCATTTTGGGCGGAATGTGAGTTTGTTGTTCTCACACTCGTTGACGATGGTTCGCGAGAAAACAAAAATAGCATATGGCTGGTTCAGTTTGAGGCGTTTTGAAGCTTTTCTGAATGGAGCCAATGGTGAGTGGACGAACACGGATGATTTGGATCCCGTTGTTAAATGCCACTTGGTGTTGACGTACGTACTGACGCACTCGCATTTGAATGGATTGAGGCTACTGTTGGTGTTGGCCCCCTCATTCATCGAGTTATTAGGAGTCGAATTCGTATGTGGCTTCGTTGACAACATCAAGTGGATTTGTTGCACGTTTGCAATTTCGTCTATGTGGAGGGGTTTCGATTTGTGGCGTATTATTTACAGTACGTTCGAGCACTTGTTTTATGTGAGCTTGGAAATGCCAAGCTACGCACTACCAGTGTGCTTACCCGTGTGTATAGTGAAGTATTTTTCACGCGGGACAATTGGGACAAAGTTGAGAGTGCGTTTGTGCGCTTTCATTGGTACGGCAAGGTTGAGGAGGGGGGAGTACGTGATGAATATTGGGATGCAGCCACCTGATTTCTTCTTGTATTTCTTTTTGTTTGTGTGGTACAGCGCACTGTTTCGTAGCATCATGTGTCCAACTGAAAGTTGGAGTATGAATCGTCAGTTTTTGCCGTTTTTGAATGGCAACAACGGTTCATGGACTGGGAGTGATGATGTCAAGACGAGACACTATCCATCGAAAAGTCGAGGAGTGCGAGTGACCAAGGAGGATCGAAGACAGGACAGATTCGAAATGTCGGAATCGCGAGTTCATACAGAACCATTGTTATCGGGTGATATGCAAAAAATTCCAGTGCATGTCGTAGAATTAGGAGTTGATCATTTAGCTGATCAGCAACAAGGTTCAGAACTTGATGACGATTGGGATGCGGCGGTGCAAGCGGCCGTCGATGAGCACGCTGTCGATAGCGAGTTTGCCTTGACAAGAGCGGATGGAGTTAGGATTGCGGTGTCTGAAGAACTGTTCAATCAATGGAATGAAGTGAAGCATTTATATAATGTGGATCATGGCCGGACTGTGTACGGTTCACCGAATAGGTTTATGTTGTTCGGTGGGCTGATTGGCGGTCTTTTGTTCTTCCTTGAGTGGGCGTGTCAGGTGATCGGTTATGCCTTGGATTTCGATTTATGGATGTACGTGGGTCAAGGGACGTTTGAGTTAATCAATGCGTTGGGTGCTGTTCACCCATTAAGCAACGTTCCTGATGATTTATATCATTCATATCGTCATTATGATTGGGAACCGTTGAGTGGGTCATTTTTGTACTCACTTCCGTACAGTAGGAATTTTTCGGAGTACATAGTGTACGCGAAGAATATGACTCCAGCATGCGACAATAGGATGGTGCATATGAGCACGTCCTTTACGCATTTCGCTAATGTTTCGATGTACGAAGGGTTGAGGATTAAACTTCTCAACCAATCGAACGGGAGAGCACGTCACGCGTTGGTTAATTTGGAAGGGTGCATGAAAGCGATGTGCACTGATAAGTTGACCAGCCAATTATTGACTCTTGGAGTGTTGACGCAGCCATTGATCGACAACACCTGCTGTGCAGCTGCACAAGGTGTTTTGTTTTCATCAATTAGGGCTGAGTTAACGTCGGAGAATGTTAAGGGGGTGCAGTATAGTGAGCCGCGAAACTAAGTTGCCGCCCCGGGGGACATCAGTGTATAGAGTTTGTTGGCGTCTGTTTAATTACGGATGTCGACAACGAGACCACTGATCCGTTCACCTGGGGCCCGCGGTTTCAATTACCCATTTCACCATTTGTAGATAGTAACGGTGAATTTTGTTTCGATAGGTCTGTACATAATAGGAAGAACAATTTCAGAGTACGGTTCGGGCCGTGGTTTGAAAACCCTTTTGTTGTTTACGGCAATTATGCCAGCAGCATGAACACTGCGATGAGGAGAATTACCAATATTCGCGAACCTACCATTGTCGGAAAAGATGCGATGTTAAGGAACAACCAAAGTACTGTTCGTGAGATAAAGCATTTCGATTATTGGTTTGACACGTTACGCTGTAGGGCGAAAGCGTTGTTTTTGTCTACCCCTGAGTCCGAAGTTTGGCGTTGGATTTGGGCTACTTTGCCACACCCTAAACGTGAGATGAGGATCGACTGCTTGAACGGTCTTTATTTCACAGGGAAGTACTCGCGTAGGAATTGGTTGCGTCGAGTGCGATACAAAGTGAAACAGAGAGAAAGGGCCAAAATGCGGAAAAATGCGAGAGGTATAGGTGACTTAGGTGTTGCCGCTTCAGCGCAAGCCGCATACATTGCGGGAGATTTTAAAGAGTTATTTACGGAACAGATCGTGGTTGGAAATTTCAGGTTGAGGTTTTGTGCTTCACCTAGGAAGAGTGCGTTACGTGAATTGTTTGCTGATATGCACAACAGTGAGTATACTGAGTTTGTGTTTTTTTCAGATGATTCATGCATAGCTCACACAGAAAACGGGATTCGCAAATGGGCTAACGTTGATATTAAAAGTTGCGATGCTTCGCATTACGAGAACATCTTTGGAGTTTTGGAGGATTTGATGAGTATTGACGATCGATATTCGACTGACGTGCATAATGCATTTGCTCAGTTAGACAAAGACGTCGAGATATTCAATCCTGAAAATTTGACCCAGAGAGTTAAACTCAGGACGAAAATTCGGACACTTTTTAGTGGTAGTGCATTCACTACACTTTTGAACAATGTTGCCAATAGTTTGATCGCGTTGGGTACGTGTGAGCTCCTTGAAAGTGGTTACACCTTAAAGGATGCATTAGAAAAAGGTGCGGATCGTGTTGGATACATGGTTACGTGCGACTTTTGTGATTGTTTCGAGAAAGTGACTTTTCTCCAGCATTTCGGGACGTTATGTCCTGACTCTCCCACTGGGATCGAGGTCAACTTAGATCCTGGTGTCATTTTGAGGTCATGGGGGGAGTGCGATTTACGCATTCCCGGACCAGAGCGAATTTCCGTTGATGAACGAGCTAGAAGGTTTAACAGTGAGGTGATGAGGTCGCATCGGCACAGTGGTCAGAACCCTGTGACGGAGGCATTTCGAAAGAAATTTGTCTTGCGTCCCTCGTACAATTACCACATTGTATCTAAAAGCCTTGATGAAGCACCTGGTTGGATAGGTTATGAATCGTTGGCTCGTCGTTACGATATACAAGTTGCTATTCTCATGGATTTTGTTGAGAACTTCTTGAATATTTGTGACATTGGAGATTGGGTCGCTCACCCGGCTGTAGTCGCTATACTGCAGACGGATTATGGGGCTGTTTATCCCCAGTAAAACCCACCACACTCACCTGCGAGGGAATTTAAATATATCGC